GTTTCCCAGTCACGATCTTTTGGCGCTTCCATCTGCCGTTAATGTGCCATATGTTGTAGACATGATTTAACCCGCTATTGCTTGTGAGATTGTTTCGTCAATTGTGCCTGAAATATATTCAGATATTCCACCGCCAGACACCACAGGCGGCACATACGTCAGTGCATCTACACCGCTAGAAAGAGCACCTTCGTACGTGCTTGCTCCAGCATTGTTCATATGCGTCAGATCCGGGTCGAGCAAAGCCGCGTTCTTGTTGTTGGTGCCAGTAGGATCTCCCATTGGCGTCCACGTGTCGACCGTATAAGCGTTGTCATCCGAACTCACAATGATGTCGGCTTCGTCGTTCCAGTCCGGGGCGATAGTAGAACCCCAAGTTCCCGGCAGAACATAGGGAACAACAATCAGCTCAGTGGTACTAATAGCGCGGTAGTCTGCCAACAATGCAGATAGCTCCGTTGACGTTGTTGCTAGTGATGTAGATCCAAGTGTGTTAACGCATACTTCTAAAACAACGTCTTTAGCTGCTACTCTCGTTGCATGGCCGTCATCAAGTATTTGTTGAGCATCTTCGATTCTATCTCCCGGACGACCTATATGAACAACCCACCGGTCTGGGTCACCTGACGCTTCGAAAAACTCGTTATACTGTCCAACCACGGTATCCGTATATAAGTCTTGATCAACATCCATCAGTGAATCGCAGACAACAGCAATTTCAGGTTGATAAGTCGTCAAGTCAAAGTGACGTATTTCTAAAATGTCCACGTCCCCGGTTAATAGCTTGAAAACCGCAGGATACCCGGATTGCGGCATGAGATCAGTGAGAGTTCCATCACTCTCATTATCTACTTGATACTGCACTCGAACTGGTGCGGCATTTTGAGTTTCATTCCAGCACCAGAAGGTGATCGTATGGCCGTCAAGCTGATAGCATAAAGCATATATATCATCAATAGCGGGAGTTCCACCCATAGTATCGCCACCACCGGATATGGGACTTGTACCTGCACCAGGAGGTGAATTGCTTTGTATTCTTGACGTACCAAAACTTGTGTTATATTCGCCCGTATGTATTGTTGAGATTCCAAAACCTATATTAATCGCACATGCAAGCGCCTGAGCCTCAACCCCTAAGCCCTGCCTGAACGGTACACATCCTATACCAATCACTTGCGAAGTATTCCTGCATCTAAATCTACCGTAGACAAACTGACGGTGAGCATATTCGGACTCGTTAAGACGGCAGTAGTTGTTAAACTCATCCCCTGAGGGTGGAGCGCCGGACAGTCGAACTGCATTGGATGGACTTGTCACTGATGCTGTGGACAAATTCTGAGATACACCACCCGACTGGCCGACCGTAAATTCTGCTGTATCATTACCAGTAAATGTTTTCCAGACGCCCACGAGGCGGCACGGGTCCCAATTTGTCAGATAATCTGTGGTGCCGACTCGGGTCATGTCGTTGTTGTTTGCGGTCTGATCTTCAAACGTAGTTGCTGTATCCGTAGGACCGTTACCCCACAGCGTTAAAGAATCAGGCGCTGTTACGGTGCTACTTGCATAATCCTGTGGCCGGCCATTATTAAAGTCATTAGCTATTTCAGTAGCTGATAAAGCTGATGCCCAATATCTACAATAGCCCCCAAAAGTGGCTTGACTAGGCTCTGCTGTTCCTGCTCTAGAGCCGAAGGAAATAGCAGTTAATCCAGAGCTACCTAACCCAGCTGTTGCCAGCCCAGACATTGAATTCTCTACGAATTGCAAGATTGCATTGTAATAAACCGACAGGATTGGATTGCCACCATTATAGTCCCAAACAAGCCCTACGTGTGTCCATCCGGGAGGAGGCATTGTGAACCTGGCTACTTGAACCGCATCAACGTTATTAACAAGAACAAAACGGCAGGCTCCAGCCTCTGCGCCTATATCTATCTGCCAGCCTATTTGAGACCCTCCAGCCTGAGCATGAGCAAGCCAAACACCTTCACCTGCTGCTGGGGCCGGTTGATTAGCATAGTCTCTATCTCCAGTTTTAGACCAGAAACACAGCGTAAAAGCACCCGTATAAGTTTCTGCACCCACATCTAGCTGATAGTAATCGCCGGCCGTACCACTAAGCTCAACTACTTTTCCCAAAGTGCTCAAAATTCAACCGCCCTAGATCTTAGCCCATTCATATCAACGGTTCTTATCGATAACTCGCTGATATCGTCAGTTATATACTCACAACACTGAGCAGATGCAACCACTTCTCCATCTTTTAAAAATTCATACCCTGCTATCTCATCCGAGGCCATCGGCGTCATATCTTCTCTTTCTGTTGGAGCTTTCCACGTGACTCTATACTGCCCAGAGTCGCATTCAATCGTTATCAGGTTGCTCTGTATTTCAATCTTTTGATCGGTCAACCTGACTACTTTGTACCGTGTCGAATAGTCTTTTACTTTCTTGCACCCTAATCCGTTGACCGCAGCAATGACAGCTCTGTGCTGGCTGTTGTGGCTGCTTATCAGCTCGGCTTGTGCCCCAAGTGGGAAACTCAAGGTCAGCAAGAGTGTTAACATGTTCAAAAGAGGTTTCATTTTTGTATCTCATCGCCCCTGCGCTCGTTGTGCGGCCTGCTCATTAAATAATCTTTCAATGAACTGATTTGGTTGTTCGTTTGGTCCTGCTTTTCATCAATCCTAGCGTGTTGCTTTTCTACCCGCTCAGCAAATCTTTCAAGCTTGTCTGACTGCCTATCATACAGTTTTATAACTTGATCAGCAGTCATCATTTTACCAAGTATTTCCTTGATTTCTGCTGCATTCTTCTCAACGTCATCGATTCGGTTATGGGCATGGCCTATGGACTGTTCCATTTTATCCATCCGCTCTTCGTTTGACGTGTAAATGCGTTTAACAGACCACTTGATGAATCCCCAGGCCGCGCCAAACACTGCAATGACAATAGCTGATGCAGTGGCCCAAAACCCGCCACCAAGGCTGTCAGCAATTTGTCTGATTTCTTCCTGCACATGCTGCCCTTACTTTTTCTTTTTGGGATTCAGGTAAATCAGGACAATACCAACAATCGCCATGGCAAGCTGTATAGCCCCCTCTTCCATAGTCGTCGGTATCAGAAACTGTCCGGATTCTTTGGTCATTGGAACCGCTGTGGCAGCGGCCAAGGCAGCTACGCCAGCCGCAGAGCTTGATTTGTGCTCAACAAAGCCTTTGGCAAGAGCGGTTAAAAGTGCGATTACAGCTTGTGGCATGGTTTAAACCTCTTAGTATGTCCAAATCCATGGGCGGTATCTGTCCAGCTCATTTGGCATGTCGTCCAGATGGATAAAGCGGCCCTTTGATGGACCCTTCTGGTTTACGCCGACCCCAGTAAATCCGTGCTTTCCAGCCAATTGTATAACTTTTAAAGCCTGCCCGCCAATCACATGGATATCAATGCCGCGGCCAAGCGGGTGAGGGCTTCTGTCCTTTCCGCCGACTTCAGCGTTATGCTTCATACAGCGATAAGCCGAAGTGACAACATCTGCGCACCCGGTTCCTCCTTTGGGGTTTGGTTGCACCCGCAGCTTGGAAAATGGCATTTTGTCGCGCCGCATCGGTTTATCAGTCCACCGCTTTTTTGCCGCGCCTGTTGTGTGCTGGGTGGTCGCTGCATTTTTTGCACACCAGCACAGCCGAAGAAAATAGGCTCTCAAACCTGCATCCGCATTCTGGCAACCAATCCTCGGCCATCATGCGCCGAACACTGCTAACAATTGCGTCTGCACGTTCAGGATTTTCATTGCAGTCAGCAGCGATCTTTTCGGCGTCTTTTTTTGTAAGCCCTCTCAGGTCGGACTCATCAAAACCCAACCCAAACTCGTTAAGCCCACCTACGCCATAAAACCGGCCATCAGCTTGCGGCGGCATTGGTTGATACACATAAGCCTTTTTCGGTTCGGCATTCATCGCTCCACTCCCCCAAACTTCCCACCCAGCATCATCGGGTTGTAATCGATGTCCGCCACCGCAGCGGCTGGGATCGTGTGCGTTGCGGTGGGCTCAAACTTCGGAGCTGGCGAAGGATCAACAGCGGTTATGCTTTCGGGTGCGCGGCGCGCCGCTTCTTCGATGCCTTGCGTTTCCGAAGCGATGGCGGGCTCGCCAGTGGAAATGATGCGGTAAGCAACAATCGGCCCCCAACAAAATAAACTAGCACGCAGGCCGCCGCGACCGAAAACATGGCCTCCAGATTCATGGGAAAATTCTACGCGCCAATCACCAGGCACCGGACAATCACCACCGCTATGTCGAATCCACTCCACGCTGTCCTGCTCGAATGTTTCAATTGGCTGAATAACGCCATCTTCAAGCAATTCTTCAGTGCCCCAATCACAGCGATGATCATCTTCGATAACGCCTTCATCTCCTGTGTATATTTTCCCTATCTTAAAATCTCGATACCAGGATTGATTATTCTCCAAACACAGAAACTTTTTCATACCTTCACCTCAAAACACCCAGTTAGTTTTTACCGGCTCCCTGATTCGATCACAGGGCCCCGCACCATTCTCACAAATTACAATCGTCAAGCTCGGATCGTTGACGATGAGATCCGCAACTTTGCACCCGGCAACGAATGCGAATGCAGCGCAGAAAACCAAGGCCAGCTTTTTTAATGTCTCAACAATTTTCAACATTTTCAACCGCCTCGTAATGACCCTTTTCAATCTTCTCGGCCAGCCCCCTTTCGATGAGTCGATCAATGGAGTAGCTGACGTTTCCGTTTGATGTCCCGATGGCTTTCGAGATCTTGTTGATGCTTGTCACGCCTTCGCGCAACAGCTTCAGTGTTTTTTCTTGCAGTGGGGTCAAGGGCTTTTTCTTCGCGTTATTCGATATCCGGTTGGGCCTGGAATCCCGCACAATAATCGGAGTTTCCTTAACCGGCCCTTGCCGCTTTTCAAACTCGGCCATTTGCCTGGCCAGTTCTTCACGCTCGGCCTGCTTGCTTTGTACGGTGCCGCCACCTACGGCGTGGGAGTCGGCCCACTTGTCTGCTGTGCTCATGATCTAAACCTCCACAATCTTGATGCCGTGAACTTGCAGCATCAGTTTTCGCTTTACGACATAGAGTGGCGTGCGCATACCCTTGGAATCCTCTACCACCGTTTTGCCGTTGTGATCCTCATACACAAAATCCGCTTTATACGCGCACTCCCGCTCTAGGAGCTTTCCGTGGGCGTCGCGCTGGGCAGGAATCAGCACGTACTTGACCTGCTCGCGCAGATTTCTGATTTGGCCATCCATCTGCATAAACCGAAGCTCTCGCGCGCGCTTGTGTTCGCGTTTGGAGTCATAGCCGCCTGACCGTTTGTTTCTCATCTTGGACGGCTTGTGCGGCCTGTGAGCCTGCCTGTAGTCTGCTGCTGATATGCCCATGCCCTACCCCTCGTTACTGCTTTTTATTTTCCCCGCAAACAGGGCAATCAGCTCCGCCACTGCAGCCGCTAAAAACTCCAGGTTCGATTTCGATTCCTGGGCACTTGGGCCCGCCATGGCCTACACAAGCAAGCCCAGGAACGTATCCGTCATATTTATATTCACGACCAAATTTCGTTTGATTTCCAAATGCTGGAGCATCACAAAACCCTGACGGGCACCCTCCTGACCACATCGGGACAGAGCATTTTCCTGCGCCGATCGTGACTGGGAAAC